TATTTAACTAGTGTGTATAGAATAAGGATAGCAACGATTATGCCAAAAGTAACTTTCTTGTTGGCTCTAGCTAATCCCCATAGTCCTATAGCGTATTGTTTTAGTTTTTCCATAGTTTCCTCCTAATGTATTTCGCCCCAGTTTTTACCGGCTTCATAGTCTACCTTATTAGGCACCTCCAGTTCAACAGCGGATTCCATAATTTTTTTTATTTTTTCAGCTTCTTTATCATCTTTTACAGAAATGTCCAGCTCATCGTGAATCTGTATATGGGCCACAATGCCCTCTTTATATAGATTTAGCATCGATTTCTTAGTCATATCTGCGGCAGATCCTTGTATTAACTTGTTTAGAGCTTTGTAAGTGAAAGCTCTTTTTATTAAAGTTTGATCTTCTTCTTTTAATGTTTTTTGAATTCTTTCAATTTTTTCGTCTTCTGCTTCTGGGTATTTTTCTTTATATCGCTCGATGTACTTAGCTTCTATTTCGGCCCTTGTCCCGGTAACGGAAAGCTTTCCACGTCTAAATTCATTAATTTCGTATTTTTCAAAATTGCATCTTCTTCCTCCTAGAGTTCGGATATATCCATCTTTTTCTGCTGCCTTAGTCGTTTTATCCATTAAATTTTTTACAAAAGGAACACTGTCATGATATTTATCAAATAATTCTTCAGCTTCTTGTCTCGTACTCAAACCTAATTCTGCTTGTAACTTAGCTTTACCCATTCCATAAAATAATCCAAGATTAATTGTTTTAGCCTGGATTCGTGCGATGTTTGCCATGTCAGCGACAATTTTATGAAAATCCACAGAGCCTTTTTTAAATTTATCAACAATCTCAACTACTGATTTATCTTTAGCGAGAGAACTTTTTGCTGCATAATGTACTACAAGTCTTGGTTCTTGTTGCGAGTAGTCAAAACAGCCCCATTTATGTTCTCTTTCCGGAAGAAACAATGATCTTATCATAGGTCCGAGCTCCTTGTCTCTCGCTGGAATTTGCTGAAGATTTGGGTTGCTATACGAAAATCGACCGGTGACTGTGCCTTTACCATCTGATCTGATTGGATTAATGTCTGCATGAATTCTACCTTTATGTTCATAGCGAATAATGGTATCAATAAATGTAGTATGTGCTTTATTTATTTCACGAGCCCTTGCAATTTTTTTAACTACTGGGTGAGAATGAGTGGAGAGAAAATTTTTAGTGAATGATGGCGCATTTATTTTTTCAGTTCTTTTGTAAGGTAAGCACAGCTTGTCAAAAACTTTGGCAACACTTCTTGCTGCCATTATTTGAACATCTATTCCTGTTTCTTTTTTTACTTGGACTAATAAGTCTTTTTCTTGTGTGGATAATTGTTGTTTCAATATATGAGCACGTTCGATATCTACGCGTACGCCTTTAAATCTCATATCTATTAGACACGGAAAAAGTTGTGTTTCTAATTCAAAAACGTCCTTAAGGTTTTCTTTTTCTATTTCTTGAGATAAAACCTTAGAAAGTTTTAAGGTTAATTCGGCATCTTTTTCTGCATAGGCTCCAACATCCATGGCTGGAAGCTTGTACATTTCAGATTTTGCGTTTATACCGGCTTTATCTGCAGCGGCTTGTAATCCAGTCTCATCTTTTATTTCACCAAGATAGTCATAAGCAACGCTGTTTAATGAGTACCAGAATCTATTTTCATTTATTAAAGATGCCATGACCATTGTGTCTATGATTCGACCGTTTATTTCTATGCCATAGGCTCTTAGCCAACATACATCATACATAGCGTTGTGAAATATTTTTGTAGCAGGTAGTGCGCAGACTTTTTTTATCCATTGCATGACTGTACGTTCATCAAAAAAATTGCCTTGGCTGTGTCCAAAAGAAAAATAACCGGACCATCCATCGACCGCTACTGCAACACCTATAATTTCTCCATTATTAACTAGAGCGCCAGATCCTTTTGATTTTAATCCTGGATCTCTAGTTTCTAAATCTATCGCAATGTAGTCATGTTTTGTTAAGTCTGGAAAAGATTCTGGAGATATCCATTCAGTTTGAGCTTCAAACATCATTTTGTATAGTCTCTTTCAATAATCATATCGATGTAATGTTTTGCTTTTAACAAGTCCTGCTTTCCTCCTTTATGGGTATGTCTACAAATATATTTAATAGCATTTCCCTCTGCGAATAGCAACTTATTATCATTTATAAATTTACTGGGTTGAATTTTCATTTTGTGGTAGTGTGTGCCACCAATTTGTTTATCATATGCGCTCATATCAATATAAAATAAAGCTTAACTCCAAAATAAAATGTCATCATTGATAATAAAAAGAACTCACTGCTAATATTCATCATATGATGGGTTCTCCTATTGTGTAGTATTTATCGGTCAAAGGTGCCATGATATATAATCGTTGTTTGGCTCGAGTTATCCCCACAAAAATTAATCTATGCTGTGCATCGGGGTTTCTTTCTGCTTCTTGAAAAGGAAGCCATTGATTTTCAGTTCCATAGTCTATGAACAATACAACATTTTCACACTCTCTTCCTTTTGATCCGTGTATAGTTGATAACTCAATTCTAGCTTCGTTCATAAGATCATCACCTTTTTTCAATAATGTTTTTATATAAATTTTTGTGTCTTCATCAATTTTGAATTGTTCCCAGCTTCCTGACACTAGCAGCCCGTGGTCTTTTTTTAAATCGTTTAAGCTGACATACTCTTTTCCCTCTAATGATTCTCCGCTGGAAAATCCATAAGCTACATGGCTGTCTTTATATCTAAGAAAGGTTTCATACAGGGTCTTAGCATCTTCCTCTTTAACGGATTCACCTTTTTGTAAAAGAATCCACGTTCTATAGGATTGTAAAACATCTTTAGTTAAAATCTTATTTCCTTTACGATCAAACCTTGTTCCAATCCTAAAAAAATGGCTTCCTATTTCATCTAATAACTTGTTAGTTTGGGCTAGAACCATCCAATTTTTTTCGGTAAAGTCTATGTTATCTAAGTGATAATGTTCAAAGAGTTCTCCATCAGCTTTTCTAGCACCCCAAGATTTATCTAAACGATTCTCTATTTGGGATAGTACTTCTAAAGCTTTGGCGTGAATTTTTCTTGGAACTCGGTGAGATTCAATTTGGCTGTCTTTTTTTGTTTTCCATCCTTCGGGCAAGTTTTCTTTTTCTAGATTTATAAATATATTAGGATCAGCCCCTTGGAAGGTATAGATAGTTTGATCATCATCTCCGGCTATGTATGATCTTTTACAATGTTTCTCTATGTAAAAGAACATTTCAAATTGCGAGGGACTTAAATCTTGAGCTTCGTCTAAAAAAACGGCTTCAATTTCGCTAATAGGACTATTTGGATTGCTCATCTTATTTCGTTTGATAAAAAGTTCTATCATATCGTGAAATTCTATCATTCCCGTATGCTGTTTAAATGTTTTTAAATCTTGATTTAGTTGATGAGTAAAGTCTATTTCTTCATGTTCTAAAGATAGTTCTAAAGCTGCTTGTTCTAAGTCTATTTTTTTAGATCTGGCGTACTGTATTATTCGCATGTGATTGTTTTCATATTTAGGGTTACCTGCAGCATCGACAGTAGTTTCAAAAGACATATTTTGATATGCTTGATGGTTTGGATAATTTTTAAATACCTGCCATTTTCTTTTGCCATTTAATAATAATTTTGATGTATTAACTTTAAGTTCTCTGGTTCCTAAAGAATGCATAGTTGAAATATATAAAAGATCGTGTTTTATTTTCACATCATTAATTCCAGCATTGCTGTAAGTAATATAAATTATTTTTTGAGGATCTGTTTTATGTTCATTAATCTCTTTTTCTAAATAATGATTAACAAGTCGAAAAGTTTTACCCGTTCCTGGAGGTCCGGGTATAATTGTTCTTATTCCCACGGCTCTTTTTGCCTTTCATTAATTCTAAGGTTTGGTTTATCAAGCTTTATTGTTTTCATGGCCATAACTCGGTTGTTTTTTCCAGCTAATTTTTTAGTTATCTCTTCCACTCCAAACAATGTTTCCATAAGTCTAATTGTTTTTCCCTTAGGATATGTTTTTTCAGCCCAAGATTTAGTCCTTAAAAGATATTTCCAGAATCTTGGAAATTTAAAATAAGCAGTTCCTTCTCCATCTGTATATGCAATTCCTCTTAAAACATCGTCCATTTCTTTTCCCGGTGTCTTGTTTATATAATCTGCTAGAATTTCTTTGAGTTGAACATCTATTTTAGACGAAGAAGGAGCGGGAACA